ATCCACTTTAGTAGGATCTTTGCCACTGAAGGCTCCGCCACCATGAGGACTATAGCCACCGTAAGTATCAACAATAATCTTACGGCCAGTAAGCCCAGTATCGCCATCAGGACCACCAATAACAAATCTACCAGTAGGGTTAATAAAGAATTCAGTTTGGTCATCTACATATTTTTCTGGCAGGATACTGCGAATTACACTTTCAATTGATTGTCTAACTTGAACAATATCTACAGACTCATGATGTTGAGTTGAACAAACAACTTTAGCAATGCGTTTAGGAGTACCGTTATCGTTGTATTCAAATGTTACTTGGCTTTTAGCATCTGGTCCTAACCAAGGCAGCGCCATACTTTTACGAACATGTGTCAATGTTTCAACAATACGATGGCTCCAATAAATGGCACTGGGCATGTGTACAGCAGTTTCATTACATGCATATCCAAACATCAAACCTTGATCGCCTGCACCAAACGTGTCTGTGCCCAAGGCAATATCTGCACTTTGCCCGTGCAACAAATTTGTAATCTCTACATCGCGCCAGCTAAATCCAGTTTGATCGTAACCAATATCCTTAATCACACAACGAACTGCACTATCAACTTCTTCTGTGTGTAAAATGCCTTTGTATTCTCCTGCAACTACAACACGATTGGTTGTGACCAAAGTTTCACATGCGCAACGCAATGATGAATCTTCTTTGCTCATAACTAAATCTAGTACTGCATCACTAATTGCATCTGCAACTTTATCTGGATGCCCTTCACTAACACTTTCACTTGTAAACAAATAACTCATTGGTTCCTTTAAACTTGTATATCTTCCATGCCTGCAGTACGTAATCTAACCACATGCCCCATTTGCCATTGCTTGGTATCTAGGCCTTTCATGATCCCTAACCAACGATTACGCAGTAGTGCAATTTCGTTAATAAGTGTCTCCATGTCAATGACTTCGTCTTCTCCGTCAACATATTTTTCAGCATCTCTAGATGTTAATGCTCTAGCATAGCCTTCGAGATATTTTTGAAAGTGTCGTCGGCGTATTTTTCGCAATTGTATGTTGAGAAAATTAAGCACCGCCTCAATTTCCTGCAGTTGATTGAATCGATGCTCAGTGATTCCAGGCAATGCAGTAATATTTTTTTCTACTATACCACCAATACGACAATCTTTTTTGGCTGCATCTAGCTCGTGTTCGTAGTATGCAACAAAATCTGGAAGCAGACTTAGATCACCAACTACACGACTGTACCACATTAGTCTTCCCAGTCTTTGTCATCAAAGTCATCAAAGTACTCATCTTCTTCCGCATCTTCTTCGTCACCGTAATCTTTGTCGTTGTCAAGATATGCAGTTAACGCACGTTTGATATCCGAATCACCTTTGAAGGCATTCCGTATGTCATCTACATCTGAATCATTGTCCATCAAGATCTGTACCACAGTTTCTGCAGCCTCTGCACGATCCACGGTGTTTACAAAACGTTTGAGTTCACCCCAGATTTCACTTGCTACTACTTCGCTCATTCTGCATCCTCCTCAACTGTAATTACCTCTGCCTTCTGATTACCAAAGTCTTTCATCACAACATCCAAGCACGAGTCATCGTTGCGTTCCCAACCTTTGCGGAACTTCTTGATGATTTCTCCAGCACTTGTGGTAAACACCAGACTGTTGCCTTCTTTCTTGAGCAGACCTTTTTTCTCAATCAAGTCAGTAAGACCTGAGTAAGGGCTCATGCCTGTTGTGTAAGGGATTTTAACTTGCACACCTTCAAAGGGCTTGGCATAGCGTGTTTTCATAACTTTACAGCCTGCACGGATACCGTTGACTTCAGATACTTTGTTGCCATCTTCATCTTCTTTGAGCTTCATCTTCTTCATGGCAACCACAATTGAGCTTGCGTAAATGAAACCTTGGCCGCCTGAGATCTTGTCATCTGGATCAAACATGTCCTGGCTAGCGTATGTGTGATTGGTACACACTAGGCCAACGTTGTAGCTACCAAACATGTTGACGCAGTTACGAACAAGTGCGGTGAGTGCTTTGGGTTTGCGACCAAGGTCACCTTTCATTTCACCTGCATCAAACTGGTTAACGTCTGTGGGTGTTAACAACATGCCCAGGGAGTCAATAACAAACATGACCTTAGGACGTTCGCCGTCTGGTAGTGCTTTGTAGTCGCTCATGAATGTGGAGATTGTTTTTGCCACATCATCAATCATGGCCATACTCAGTTTAAGAAGTTTGTCTGGACCAGTGTCAACACCTAATGCTTTGAGCCAGTCTTCATCCAGTGCGTTCTCACTGTCGATCAACACCACAAAGATACCTTGCTCTTGTGCGTGTTTGACAATGTTGCCTGAACAAATATATGATTTGCCTGCGCCTGAATCACCAGCAAACACAGTGACTTTGCCAAGCGGAATGCCGCGATTGAAGTCACCAGAGATCAAATAGTTCAGGGCATAGTTGCCTGTGCTGATCCAATCTGTAGGATCATTGAAGCCAATGCTTAGGCCGTCAATGCTTTTTGTAATTTCCTTGCGGAACTTGCTTACGTCGAATGGTTTTCCCATAATAGTTTCTTTCAATGTAAAATAATGCTGGCAAAATTGTTTGCTTGTGAGTTATTATAAAGTATTTTACGATACTCAGTCAAGTGTTTGTCTAGATCAATCATGTTAGCAACAGGAATCTGATTAGCCATCGCTTGTCGATTATGTTGGTTACACCACGCCAGGAATTCTGGACTAAATGCCATGGTCTCAGGTTGATGTAGATTGAGATTAAACGAATATTCTAAAGTTTCGTAATTGTAATGATCTTTGCAATCAAGATTCATATCAAAATATTCAAACTTATTATAAAGTTGTCGCCCTACATAGGTGTATCCAAAGGTAAAATTCATCCGATCTTGATTAGAAATCATGGATGTTTTATGGAATGGATTATCAAATATTTCCCACTTGCTAGAGGCGTTAAACTCAATGGGTTTAGTAAAAATTGATTCCAGTCTATGAATAGCCATATTTACATCTTCGTATGGAAAAATCTTTCCAAGATGTTGCATAGCCACTGCTAATCGTGTTTCTACTATTTCATCTGGAAATTGATCATGCAATTGATTGCCTAATCTTGCAGAGTTAGAATTTTGACTAAATCTCAACTGATGTACTTGTACTTTATGATTTTGTGAAAACACCCATTCGGCGTGTATCTTATTAAGAAGATTCTGATCTAGGTATGTTTCTAGATTGTCTGATTGCGGGAAGCTAATCCCAACAAGATCATAAAGAATGTCATTGGTATTTGATAACGCCCAGTGAAGATCTGTTAAACTTTTGCTGACATTTTTTGCTATTATTTGATTATCAGAAAATTTATTTTGATTATTGCTAATCGATTTTCCTACAAAAAATTCAAGCAATTCATGGTTGTACACTACTTCAAAAGGTATGCTATCACCAGTATTCTCAAATACCAAAGAAAATTTCATAATAACTTTATAATAGATAAAACACAAACACCGGTCGGTGTTTGTGTTACTCAATGATTACTTTTGCTGTCTTGCACGAATCATTGCCAAGATATCCTGGGCATTGCCACCGGCGGCAGCGGCTGGTTTAGCAACTGGTGCTGTGGCAACTGCAACTTCGTCTTCATCATCAAATGGTGATGCACTTGCTACTGGAGCAGGTGCTGGAGCAGCCTTGGCCACTGGAGCACTTGCAGCCACAATGTCGTCTTCGGTAACGCCACTGTTGCCACCTGCTGGTGCGTTAACACCTGCTGGACGGAAGTATTGACCCCAACGCTCTGTGTCGTACGGTTGTCCATCTACACTTGCTTCGAACATCTCTTTGATGACCTTCAACTCCACGTCTGTCGGACGCTTGGGCAAGAATGTGCTCAAATCAAATAAGCCGTGTGCTTCAATAGCGGCTTGTTCAGTTTCTGTCAATGCAGATTCCTTACGTGCCCACTTTGAAGTGTTGTAGTCAGCGTAGCCGCCTTTTTGTGTTTTTGTGATACGGAAATCCAGACCACGCAGGGCGTCTGTTGGCAATTCTTCCAACTCAGGATCCATCAACGCACCTTTGATAAGTGTGAACAATTGAGGGCCAATGATGAATCGGCGAATAGGATTGTCCGGGGTCTTGTCGTCACCGATTGGGTTTTCACGAACAAAGCCTTGGAAGATGTATGAACGTTTCTTCCAGTACTTACGACCCATGTCTTCAAGGCTCTTGTCCTTGAACCATGTACGTACTTCTGCCAAGATTGGGCAAGCGTCGCCCCACATCTCAACACAGGGTACTTGTACCATGACCTGTTTTGAATCCATTTCTCCCTTGATGCCATTGAAAGGCAAACGAATCATTGCTCGTTCTTGCCAGAAGAATGTGTTTTTTGTGTTACTATCAGGGAGGAAGCGTAATGTAGCCGATTGGCCTTCTTCCATATTCCAGTG